ACAGCTACAGCTAGTGGAGCAATAGCTAGTGGAAAAGGTGTGCTTATTAATGCAAATGGAACAGTAAGTGAACCTACTCTTACAACAGGAAGTTGGACTTTAAATGCAAGTCCTGCTTCTTCAGTCTCATCATACGCTGGTCAAAATATAACTTCCGTTGGCGATGGAAAATTCATCATGGTTTGGAGAAACCAGAGTAATGGATACTTGATGATGAAATACATATCAGTTGCAGCAGATGGTTCACATACTTGGGGTGGGGATATAACAGTACTATCTACTAGTTGTTATAACGGATGTGTTGGTTGGGACCCAGTTAATCAGTTAGGAATAGTTGGTTATAGACGGCAAGATTATAGTTACAGAGCCATATTCCAAACTTTCTCATTCTCAAGTAATACTATTACTGTAAATGCAACTACATATTATAACTCAAGCGTATCTAGTGGTAATTACTCTGGAATTGATATTACCTACGGTCAGGATACTAATGGTGTGAGTGGTTTAATGCTCACTTCATATATACCTAATCCTATGTATGGAAACCTTCAGTTTGCTTATAACTTGCAAATGTCTGGAACACCTTTTTCAGTCAGCGGAAACCTGAGTCTTGATAGTAGCAATCAGGTTCAATATGCAAGTACAGCCTATGATCCAGATACAAAACAGTGGTGTACTGCATGGCAATATATAAGTGGAAGTACGTACGTTGCTCACGCTAGACTTTCCTCTGTGACTGGTACAACTATTACTGGAGGGAGTGAACTTACATACGAATCGGGTGGACTCAATAGTCAAACACCAAATATTGTATATGACGAACATGCAAATAAATTCTTAGTTCAATATGCAAATTCTATAGCCTCCAATTCTTACAATGCTACTTACGTAAAACCCTTATCAGTTAGTGGTACATCACTGTCAGCAGGAACGAGATTAACCCTTCCTTTAAACTTTCAACTGCGACAGATGCACATGGCTTATAGTCCTGACATTAAAAAAACCGTATTACATTATCAAGAATATGTGTCTGGTTCTTGGAATAATGGTAATTCTTATAGAGCTGAAGTGACAATAAGTGGTACATCAGCTAGTTGCTCGACACCAACAACACTCGAAACTATTTCTAATAGTACTATAGCTTACAACCCCCGAATCGCCTTTGACAGCGGCACTAAGAGAGGTGTTCTGATTTACGGATTTCCTTATACCGTAAAGTTTGGTACTTATAAATCAGGAAGTACCAATATAAGATCAACTAATTTTATTGGTTTATCAAACGCTGCTTATTCAAATGGAGCAACAGCAACAATTAACGTATTGGGAGGTGTGTCAACGGTGCAGTCTGGTTTAACAGCAGGTACAGAATATTATGTACAAAATAATGGGACATTAGGAACCGCCGCAGATGCCTACGAAATAAAAGCAGGTATAGCATTATCTTCTAGCTCATTATTGATTAAAGGAAGTTAACACTTTAATCATCTACCTATTTATTATTTTAAAAATGCAAACTTTAATCGACAACACAACTAAACGCTCTATGTACTTATGGAGTGATGATGAAAAAATAGATATATTAACTGATCGCATATTTGTAGGCAATCCAGTAACTAATACTATTCTTGATCACAATTCATCAACTTGTACTTTAATAAAAGACGTAGCTGATAAGACTGACTGGCATCCCCTTAAATATATTTATGATGGAGGATGGAAGAATAATCATCCATTAGATGACGGTAAAACTTATAAATGGAAAGAGGAGGACGTTGAGAAAGAGATTGGTGCAGAATGGGAGGCAGAATAAACCAATGATTAAAACTATCGCTATCGCTTCTTTAACTTTAAACATAGGAGTTATTGGGCTTGGTGTTTTTGGTTACTTGAATAAAGATAAAGTTGTGAATATACTTTTAGATAAGGTAAAGGGTCAAATCCCTGAATTGGTTAAAGAATCAATGCCTTCAATGCCCACCACAACAGGATTACCTAAGTTATGACACAGTTGAAGGAAGGTAACTATCTTCCTCTTCTCCTCGGTCTCGGATTAATCGGTAGTAATTTCTTTTCCCTTATCTTGCTAAGCAAGTCAGGAGACTCGCTGCCAAATCTTGCATCGTTAGCTACGACAGAAAACAGTAGTAGCCAGATGCGATACAAGAAAGACGAGCAAGGATTAGAGGTGACAATAAACCACAACATGCATTCACCTAAAACAGTTTTATTTAGTTCAGAAAAATCTAAATGGAATGGTAAAACTGATTACACAAGGAAAGAATATGTTGCACATCAGCCTGGAGAAAATGCAGGGTTAGCAGCTAGTTATCTTCAGTGTATTAAAAACAAAGGCAGTGCAGAATCACAGGGAGAGATAGTAGGAACTTCTTTAGTTACTGCTACTCCTGCTGCTAGCACATTGTCTAACATCCCAGTTATAGGCTGGATTGCTAGTGCAGTTGCTGTTAAGAAAGCAGGGCAGATTGGTAAAGATATTGGTAGTGATTTCGTGGACTGCTAAGTGGATGAGATTCCAGATATACAAATCGATAATATTTTTATCCCTGATAATTCTATCGACACAATTTCTCCGAACATTCCCAATGTTCAACCCATAACTCTTACATTAGAACAACCTAATTTAATATTTGAAATCCCTGGTTGCGTAGAAGCAAATCCAGATTCAGGTAACAATAAGAATTTAAACTCAGCCGATGACCGAGGACTTAAGGTATTTTGTGACGCAGGGATGCCTTCATTTAATCCTCTTGTTTTTAGACCAGAAGACATAGAACCAACTCCTCAACCCACCACACCAAAAATTAATTCTGCTAAACAAAAAGAAGAAAAGAAAGAATCTAATTCAACAGAAACAAACAATAACCCACCACCTTCACCACAAAGTCCTTTAGTTCCAAAAATCCTTCCTTGCCCTAGACCTGACGATTTACCCATAGGAGCAATTGGAAAATATGGAACAAAAATAATTCAAGGGTACAAACGAAATGGAAATCAATGCAAAGTCCTATACGAGGAAAGAAGTGTACTGGAAGTTGTTAACACTTACACTCCTCCACCAACGACATTACTTAATACAAGCGCGATAGCTGTTACTTCAGTTATCGGTGTAACTGTATTAGGCCAACCGATAGCAAAGCTGCTCCAGAAACAGATGAAAGGTCAAGTTAAAAAGATTTCTAAGAAAATTACTAAGAAGCTTCTTGCTCTACGGGGGAAGAAACCAAAGGTTCTGTCTTTATCTGAAAGGAGAAAGGAACAGAAGAGTCTGAGGAAATAGAATGAACATGAGGTATTGGTTTCTCCTTATAAGGAGTCGTCAAAATATCAGCACAGATAGTATATGAAGGACTATCAGGATGAAAGTTAATTCCTTGAGCTTTAAATTTACTGCACTCACGAAGCCTCGCAATTTCAAAATCAAGCCTCTTGTTAGCCAAGACCTGCTGTTGTATTTTCTCTTGGGTTGTAGCGGCAGATAAACAACGAGTCGTGAATCTTTTATCCAGTGGGACACTAAGCGTCGCTGAGAGGCCGCCTGTGATGCTTGTAGAGTCCTTTTGTCCTGTCCTTATGTCTTTGAAATATAAAACATTCCCTGGATTATCAATTATTCCATCACCATCTACATCAGTTGTATCGTAAACAGGGTCTTGGTAATAGCTTTCGTAGGGTCGCTTAAGCGATAAAGCACCTGTAATAAACGGTGTAATGCTTAATGTAGTCCCTTGGCACTGTATTCCGTTACCGTATGTGTTGGTATGGAATGGCCCTTGTAGGACTTGTACGCCTTGGTTGATAACGCTTCCACTAGATGACGCATTAGGAGCAGCGGTAGCACTAACGCCGCCGACATCACCAGCATTAGCAGGTAAACATAACGCAATTATTGCTGGAATATAGAGGTAGTGTCGGTAATACTTGTTTGATCGGTTGTTCTTTGGATGATTGTCTGACTTGCAACCCCAGGAGCAGCGTATGTTTCGGTAAATTGAAAAGCTGAACCTGGTATTTCTAGTTCCCAATTTGGTTTGTTGGAATGATCTAAGCCAACCCATGTGTAAGTAATGCCATCAGTGGTTTGAGAAGGGGCTGCAATGGTTGTTGGAGAAACAGATGAACCAGAATGTTTCATGTTTGTACCTGTAACCGTGTATTGCCAGCCTGTATTTATGTCAATCGAGTTGATTGTCTCTGTAATTTTTGTAACCGTTTCGGTGTTTGTGGTTTGCGTACCTTGTGTGAACTGAGGCACAACTGGTACGGCTTGTACAGCAGAACCAAACAACAATACAAAAGGTAAAAGGGTGCGCATAATACTAATTTCACCTAACTGTAAGCTCGTTAGTTACTTGTCCTACAGCCGTAGTATTTGCACCACCTGCTACTACTGTAACCACACCAGAACTAAGCACTGTACCCGCAAGTGTGCCTGCTACGCCGCCTGACATAGTAGTTGTATTACCAAAAACAGGCATGTCAGCAACAATACCACTGCTAACATCTACACCACTTCCTATTGCTGGTATAGCGTCCCCTTGCTGCCAAGAGGTGCTTAGTGAAAATGCTGATCCTGCCGTATTTATCTCGTATGTCCCAACATCAAGCGTAGCTGCGGCTGTAGCTGAACCAGCCGTAAGCTTGCCTATATGTTCTCCAGTAGAAACCTTGATATTTGTTCCCGATACTGCGTAAGTTGATGGAATTCTAATTGCCTGAGTGGTACTACCTCCAACCGACAAAGAAGTAGAGCTAGAAAGCTTCGATGTAATTTCTGCTTGGCAGGGTGCAGCCAGTAACAAAAGGATTAATAACTTCTTCATGTCAATTTGCCTGTTTGTGGATCTATCTCTTTACCAGAAATAGGGTCAATACGTGGTTTATCTGGTACTAATTTTACTGGAGTCTCAATTCTTACAATGGTATAAGGAACACCATTAGCAAATCCTCCTGCTGCTTCTGCTTTTTTCTTATCTTCATCTGCTTTATAAGTTCCATCTCCTCTTTTCTTTGCAGTTTCCAATCCAAATGAAGCTAATGCACCTGTGAAAACACTTGCTATGAAAGTCGGGTCGATCCTTTCTTGCTCCCCTAATCCAGGAATAGTAACGTAATTAAGTGTTAATATAAAGCCACTCCAGACGACAACTCCCAATCTCACAAATGTAGACAAGACTTGCAGTTGTTCTTCTTTATCATCTAAACCCTCCTTTAGTTTTTGAAGAGGATTCTTCTTTTTCGGTTCATCTACTTTCTTTTCTTCCATAGAAATCAGTGGTAGGCCGTCCTACACTAGACACAATTTGTTATTTTGAACAGTGGCAGAGATTACAGCAGCAATCATTGGTGCAACAGCCAGCGTTGTCATCATGTCACTTAGTAATATCAGCAACCGCCGAGATAGAGATACTAGAGAATTATTTAATCGACTAAATGAATTAGAAAAAACTGTCGCTGGTCATCATCCACCAGAACGTAATCGTAAGTGGAGAGTTTAAAGAGGATCTTGCGGAAATACTTGGAAATCACTAACAGGAAACCCTAGATGCTCCCATACATGAGAATTAGAAGCGACATCTAAAGCAGCATCAGGAGTTTCAGCTATGACAACCGTTTGAAATCCACAATCAGAAACAGAACTATAACCAACAAAAGCAGAAGGGATGCGCACCACCCATCCTCTAGGTCTGTATTTAGTGGTTCCCGTGGGTTCTGATCCATCCTGCTTTTGGGTTTTTATTTTGGACTTGTGTGAGTGGGACACCAAGTATTTGTGCATCGAGAAGGCCCTCAATATCACCTTTATACGCTGCCAATTCCAATTCCCAGAGTTCTGCTTCACGTTCCTTAATAGCTCTATCTTCATCTATAGCAAGAGATTCGTTCCAATACTGAACTGCACCAGCTAACGAGTCTAATCTGTCATCATGTTGTAAAGATTGTTTATCGACAGTGAGATGAGTTAATTGATGAAACAACTGGTATGCCAAGGCTGTCTCTACGGAATCATCATCTCTAGCTTTGGAATCATCTTCAATTACCGAGCGATTAAAGATCAACCGATGTTGATTCATTACTGGCTCAAGAGCATTAATAATTCTTCTTTCCTTCTGGACGTTGCTCCTAGTTGGTTCAATCGTGCAAGGATAGATCTCTCTGAGGTAAGGCTGCAATAAATTTTCCATCATGCCTTGACCAAACTGATCTTCCAAGAGAATCAGTTTTACTTTTCTACGTTTAGCTGCTTCTGCAATTCCTCTTAAGACAGGTTCGGTATAACCTTCACGGAAGGAACCCACTTCCAATACAAATAAATTTCCATTGAGATGAGCGACAATGGAATAAGCAGTCTCATCTAAACCTTTACCTGAAGGATCTATAAACATTACACATCCTTGAAACTCAATCCACTGCCCATGTATAAACGCTGGCCTGTGATAGTAATCACCACTAAACCCAACAGCCGGTAAATCAGTAATCCGATACTCAGCACCAGAAGACCACACCACCTTCTCAGGTGCGTCTTGGTCAACTTCTAAAACTACTAAGTCAGACAATCTAAGAGGGAAACGATTTAGATCACTAAGTGTCGTATCTAGTTGAAACTGAAGAGTAAATTGCGACTTACCATAACTAGCTTCTCTTTCAATTAGATCTAGTTCATTAAAGCGATCAGGGTCAGTTGGTTTATTAACAAGATCGACACAGTTCTCAAGTATCATTGGTGCTAACGCAGCACCGTATTTCTGTGGTTTCTTTGGATACCTTGAAGGCCAGATACGACATTCATATCCTTTTGTTTGCAACTTGTTGTATATACTCTCCTCGGTTTGCGGAGTTCCGAGGAACATAATTTCTCCACCTGGTTTCAGGATCGCATTAAATTCTCCGACAGATACAATCAACTTCTCTCTCATTCCTACAGTCCAAGCTGTATTAGGAACCTCGCAGTCATCTGCAAGTATTAAGTCTGCTCTACTACCAGTAAGCTGTCCAAATATACCGACAGATTTTACGGATGGGGATTGATCTGGTGTCGCTGGTCTTACATCAAATCTATTACTCGCACTTCTTTGCTCATCCCTATCTGGTTCTAAGCACCTCAATATATCCATCTCTCTAATTAACCTTAAACAAAACTGTGCAAAGTCATCTGCTCGCATCTTGCTTGCAGATACAACCATAATCTTCTTCTGTGGATCATTCCTTAGCAGCCACAACACATAAGCTGCTGCCATCCAACTCTTTCCTACTCCACGAAAAGCTTCAATAATCCTTCTCTTTGGCCCATCCTGCATATATTCAGCTATGTCTAACTGAACTGGAGTTGGATTAGGAAGTTGAAGGTGCTTCCAGACGACAACTAAAAAATACCTGAAGTCCTCTTTGAACTGGTCAGGTAGCTGCACCCACTTCTCTTTCACTTACTCAAGCCCTTTTCTTCTTAAATGCTACGACATTCTCTATATCAGGTAACTGTTTCGCTAGATCTCCAAACGCAGTACCCTCTACTGGCTGTGC